AGTATTACAAAAATATATAGGTGGCCGCATAACAGACGGCTACAACACACAAAACTTTGGAAATTATTCTGCTGCGCTAAGCGGCTATAGTGCTGGCAGTTTTACTTTTACATTTAACACGGCTGCTGGGAGAGGGTTAGCCATTAGTTTAGCTGGATGTTCTGGGTTTGGTGGCGGCACAGAAACTTTTGCTTGTTGGGTTACTGGAGCCACCGAAGACGCTGCTGTGACCAGTAGAGTAGGTTTAGTAAACGCAGGAAGCGGTTCTATTTCTACTACATCAAATCAAATTGATGCAACACAAAGAACTCAGGGCACTTACGCCACCGCAGCAAATAACGATCAATTTCAACTTACTTGGGGATTTGACGATACTAACGGTGGTTTGCCAACAAGTTATATTGGTAAGGCTCTTAACGCTAAATATATTTCGCCGACTG